AATACTGAGTTCATAATTTTTGGTTTTTAATTGTTTATGATTTGATTTATTAAATTAATTCTACTAATGTTTTGATAGTCCAAACTATAGACGAAACGGCCATTGTTAAATAAACATAACCTAAAACATTTACTACTTTGTTGATGATGATTTGCTTTTTCATAATATTGATTTTTAAATTGTTGTGTGTGGTTTGTTGATTATTGTTAATTAGTTTAAATTGATTTATTAAAAGATAAGGTTTAATAAGGCCTGGTATTTCTCATATGGAATAAACATAGTAGAGATAACAAAGGCAATGTAAGAACCGATAAGGCCGAATAAAATACCGAAGAATACTTTTTCCCCGGTTGTCTTAGTGTTGGTTTTGGTGTTGTTAGTTTTCATAATGTTTGTTTTTAGTGTTAGTTTTTAATTTGTTATTTGTTTAGTTTGTTTATTAAAGGATCTTCTTTGTTTCCTTTACTGACGTAAATATACAAGCTTTATGTTATATTCTAAAACAAATAAACACTTATTTTACTTCCTGACATTTCTATGACAATTTAATTATTGGTTAAATGTTTAAGTCTAAGGCAAATAATCAATGATCTTCTATTTACTTTTATTTATTTAAATGATTCACGACTTTACCCGGGAGGCACGGGGGTGATGGGGTGGGGTAGGGTATGGCCATACTATTAATAACCACAAAGGCAAAGTAAGATAATATATCCAAAGGCAAATAAAATAAATAAAAACGTGGTAAAAAAAACCTTAGCATAAGTTTTTCGGTGCAAGCCTGTGGGCATAAGAATAGAACCCACCATAGTTTTGGACTACCTAACATAAATGTTATAGGGGATAACAAATAATAGTGAATCGATTAGATGCCTAATTGTAGGTATAGAAAAATATTTGTAGAAAAAATTAGAATCTGGAAATGAAGATAGCCGCAAGTCATCGACTTGCTATTTTTGCTGACGCAAAAACGGAGAGAGTTTTTTAAGATAGATTAAAAACAAAACAAAGAAGAAGAGTAAGAAGAAAGAAAAGAAAAAAGTAATAAAAGAAACAAGTCCCCCTAGAAGAAAGAAAAAAGAAAAATCAATCTCTGCTTTAAAACAAAAGCTATTTACACGAACCAATACCCTTGTGAGATAAAGTGTAGCTCTTCCTTCGCTTAGGCCGTGCGAACATGAAAACAAATATATGTAAAATTTATCTAATATGCAAGTGTTGTTGATAATTTCACTAAAAGATATATTTATAAGCAAGTCTACTTTACGATTTATCAACATATTTGCTTTTGACGAAAATAATGTGTATATTGCGTTCAATAATTAAAAGAGATCGCAATTACTATTACTAAATATGCTGGAAGACATTAAAAGTCTAACACGAAACGATAGAACAAGATTAGTACCAATGAAACCTGAGCTTATGAGCTTAGAAGACATAAATGCTAAGATTGATCAAATAGAAGATGTAACTGAAGACGTAACCATAATGACTATGGGGAGTGCGTTAGAGGTTGTGGGGATGACAAGGACAAGATGGGATTCTTTACAATCTGTGTGTAAGCGTAGAGAGTTAGATGCCGAACTTGACAGGATTGAATATATTAAACAACGATTTGAAAATAGAATATTTGAATCTGCGTTAAAAAACCAAGCTAATTCGACTATGGCAATATTTGCCCTAAAGAACCACTACGGTTGGTCGGATAAGCAAAATGTAGAAATACAGGCCACACAAACCACAAAAGTAGACGTAAGCGACATGGATGAAGAGTTAAAGCGTCAATTAGCCGAAAGGTACTTAACTGGGAGTGTACTGAATGAAGATAGATAATAATTTATTGGAGTCGGCAGCTATTGATTTAGCTCGTAATGACTTTGCGTTCTTTGTAAGATTTATTAAAAAGGATTTTGACGCTACTTGGTTTCACAACCATATAATGGAGTCGCTAATGTCGCTGTATAGAGATGACGATGATAAAAAATTGATGATTTCTATGCCTCCGCAACATGGAAAGTCCACTCTGGCAACCCAACTATATCCTGCCTACCTGCTCGGAGTGAACCCTGACCTAAAGATTGTTATCGCATCCTATACGGCTGACTTAGCATCACGCTTCAACAGAGAAGTTCAAAAGATTATAGATTCACCTGAGTATCGTAAGATATTCCCTGAAACTAAACTCGCTAAACCAAGAAGTGGTGAGGCTATTCGTAATAACGATATGTTTGAGGTTATAGGAAAGCGTGGCTATCTAAAATCAGTTGGTACTGGGGGTTCGCTCACAGGATTTAGCGTGGATGTGTTGATATGTGATGACTTGATTAAAGATTATAGTGAGGCCAAGTCTTTGAACGTAAGAGAAACCGTTTGGGATTGGTTTACGTCAGTAGCAGAGAGTCGTCTTCAGAACAATGGGAAGCAATTATTAATTGCAACTCGTTGGGATAACGATGATCCACTTGGTCGAGCTGAGAAGCGAGATGATGATTGGAATATTATTACTCTACCTGCTTTGCGTGAAAGTGAAGATGATGGTAGAAAATATGATAATAGAATTGTCGGAGAGGCATTGTGGGAATCAAGACAATCAGCCGAGAGGTTATTGAAGATTAAGGAGTCAAGTCCAATTATATTTAACTCACTATACCAACAAGATCCAAGACCGGCTACAGAAAGTTTGGTTTATCCAGACTGGCAAGAGTGTGATGAGTTCCCAAATACAGATGACGTTTTTTACGGACTCGATTTTGGATTCACTAATGACCCTACAGCTTGTGTAAGGATGGTAAAGGTTGGTGAGAGCATATACTTAGATGAGTTGTTTTACGCAACTAAAATGACAAATAAGGATATTGCTAATAGTTTAAAGAAGTTAGGGGTTGACCCTTATAGCGAAATATTTGCCGATTCGGCAGAACCAAAGTCTATTGCGGACTTAAAAATGAATTTCAACGTCAAGCCACAGAAAAAAGGTAAAGGTTCTGTCTTGGCTGGAATTAATAAATTGAAGGAATATAAAGTGTTCTATACACGAAGAAGTAAAAACATTGCCACAGAGGTAAAAAATTATCAATGGATAATGCAGAACGGAGAAAGTACCAATACTCCAATCGATAACTTTAACCATTGTTTAGATGCGGTTCGGTGTGCTTTTTTTACAAGATTCGGTAAGGAACGTAAATGGTACGTCATATAAATGGGATTATTCGATTTTTTCAAGGCTAAACAGCCACAGCAACCTATCATGGTGCGAAAAGGTATTGACCCTGCTTATGCTCAAATGATTTTTAATCAGTTAGGCAAAGCTCCATTAATGGGTGAGGATACATTCGAAACTTATGTAGAGAAGGGGTATCAGTATAATGCTGACATCTACTCTGTAATAAATTTGATAACAAGAAAGGCTGCAACTGCCCCTCCTGTTCTATATGAGGTAAAAGATGACAGGGCTTTTCAAAAATATAAGGCGTTTACGTCTAATATATCTAAATCATCTGATGTTGCTGAGGCACTTCACCTAAGAACTAAAGCTCTTGAGGAAGTTGAAAGTAGTCATCCGATAATACAAACTCTATTAAACCCTAATGAGCTTCAGTCTTATTATGAGTTTATGGATAACTATTATGGGTTTAAATTAATTACTGGTAACTCGTATATGTACGGTGTTGGTGCAAGTAGTGGACTTAACGCCGGTAAATTCAAACAACTTTACATATTACCAGCCCATTTAGTTAGAATTTTAAGTAATGGTCGCTATGATCCTGTTAGTGGTTACACTTTAACTACTAAATACGATAGTCAAGACTTACCTGCTGAAAAGGTAATGCACTCTAAATATTGGAATCCAGATTATTCTACCGAAGGTTCTCACCTTTACGGACAATCTCCACTTCGTGCTGCTTTGCGTGTTATGCAACAATCTAATGATGCACAGACTGCAAGTATGAAGTTATTTCAAAATACAGGGGCTATGGGTATCCTATATGATAATAGTGAGGATGGGATTACTCCTGAACAAGCCTACGAGCTTCAACGCAAGTGGCAAACTGAAAATAGTGGCCCTGACAACTCAGGTAAGATAATTGTAACGTCTGCAAAGATTGGATGGCAACAATTAGGTCTTTCTCCAGTTGACTTGGCTATTATTGACTCACAAAAAATGAATCTTCGTCAAATATGTAATGTTTACAAGGTAAACTCGGCATTACTGAATGACCCTGATAATAAGACATACAATAACATGTACGAGGCCCGTAAAGCCTTGATTAGCGACGCTATTTTACCTGAGCTTACGTCAGCTCGCTCCGACTTGAATAAATGGCTTGTAGAGCCTTATAAGAAGTCTGAGGGTAAAGATTATTACCTGGATTTTGATTTAAGCGTATTCCCTGAGCTGCAAGAAGACAAGAAAGAACAGATACAGTATCTTGAACGTGCTTGGTGGCTTACGCCTAATCAAAAACTTGAAGAAATGGGCTATGGTAGAAATCCTGACCCACTAATGGATAGTATTTACGTTAGTATTCAGGTTACCCCTATTGACAAAATGAATTTAGATCCTGTTGAACAAGCTGCTGGTATCGCTGCCGTAGAAGCTGAATATGCTAAATCTCAAAAGTCAAGCAATCCTATTCAGGATGAAAAACCTATGGCTCAGTTTGAGTCTATGGCTGCTGCACATAACAAGAAGTATCCGAAGAATAAAGTAACGGTTGCTAAGTTAGATGAAGTATTTAAAACTGGTCTTCGTGTATTTAAGGAACAAAACTTAAAAGGTAACGAAAACGCATTTGCAATGAGCTTTGTTGCAAGATTTTTAAAAGCTTTAGCTAAAAGAGTATCTGAAAAGGCTGAATCATACAACGATTATCCACAGGCAGCTACCAATAACGCAAAAAGAGCTTTGGCTTATGCTGAAAAGAACGGTTGGGGCGATTGTGGTACTCCAGTTGGAAAGCAAAGAGCTAACCAATTAGCAAATAGAGAATCTATCTCAAGAGATACTATTGCAAGAATGGCAAGTTTTAAAAGACACCAACAACATAAAGACGTTCCATACGAAGAAGGATGTGGTGGATTGATGTGGGATTGTTGGGGTGGAACAGCAGGAATTGAATGGGCTATTAACAAATTGAAACAAATAGACAAATAGATATGTTACTATACAAAAATTTAAGCCAAGGGATTACCGATGTAGATACCAAAAAAGGTATTGTTACGGGTTACTTCTCTTCTTTTGACAATATGGATAGTGATGGTGATGTTATCCGCAAGGGTGCTTTTGCTAAAACTATTAATGAAAATTTCCAACGTGTTCGACACTTATTAGATCACGATGCTACTAAATCGGTAGGTAAAATCTTAACGCTAGAAGAAAATAACAAAGGTCTTTATTATGAAAGTAAGGCTGGTCGTCATACTTTAGGTCGTGATTTCTTACTTATGGTAGAGGATGGTCTTATTAGTGAGCATTCAATTGGATTTGTTACTATTAAACAGAAAAAACAAGGCCACTATAACGAAATCTCTGAGGTTAAGTTATATGAAGGTTCATCATTACAAGGATGGGGTGCTAACGAAATGACCCCGATTACAGGTATGAAATCTTACGAAAACATTAGCTTTATGATGGAAAACATTATGAGAGCTATCAAAGGCGGTAAGTATACCGACGAAACCTTTGCAAAATTAGAACTCCAATTTTTACAACTTCAGAAAGAGCTACAAGCTCTCAAAGAACTATCAGTAGACACCCCTGAGCCATCCGAGGATAAGAGCTGTATTACAGTTACTATCAATATTGAGGATACTGAGCATGGTGAATACCCGATGGAAGATGAGCCAATGGCTGAAGAAGAAGTTGAACCTACCGAAGAGGAAGTAGCTCCGATGGAAGAAGAAGTAGTAACAGGAGAAGCACCTGCTGAAGAGCCAATGGCTGAAGAAGAAGATGCTGCATATCCTGCTATGGAAACTCCTGCCGGTGGTGAAGACTTAGAGGAGGATGAATATGAGTTATTATTAAATGGACTAATAGAAAGTTATCAAAATGGAAAAAGTTGAACAATTAAAATCGTTAATTAACGAAAACCTTAAAAATGAGGTGGCCGAGCAATTAACCGAGAAGTCTACTGCGATTGAGAATCGTTTAGATGAAATCGAAATTAAATTACAAAAATCTACCGAAAACAAAATGGAAGAAAAATCATTCTCTAGCTCTTTTGGCGAATTGATCGCTAAAAACTTTGATCTAATCAAAGACGTATCTTTGGGTAACAAAGTAAAATTAAACTTAAAGGCAGTTGGTACTATGACTGTTGCTGGGCAGCTAACTGGTGATGCTCAAAGAACTTATCAGCCAGGTGTTGCTATGGTTCCTAATCGTAAAATCAACTTTAGAGATTTAATCCCTGCTGTTGCTTCTGCGACTGGTATCTACACCTTATATCGTGAAACCGGTACTGAAGGTTCTATCTCAGTTCAGTCTACTCCTGGTGATGCTAAAACTCAAATCGATTACGATTTAACTGCTGTTACTTTTACTGCTCGTTATATCGCTGGTTTTGCTCGTATTGACAAGTCAATGTTACAAGATTTACCTTTCTTGCAAACTGCATTGCCACAGATGTTATTGCGTGATTTCTACAAAGCTGAAGATTCTAAATTCCATACTGATTTATCAGGTTCTGCAACTGGTTCTACTACCACTTCTGCTACCGTAGATGCTGAGCAAATCATTGATTATGTTGCTAACTTAGAAGCTAATGACTTTACTCCAAATGGTATCGTAGTTAACCCTAAGCAGTGGGCAAGATTAGTAAACACTAAGCCTGCTGATTATTCAGTACCAGGTGGTTTCACTATCGACGTTAATGGTAACATCAATATCGCTGGTATCCCAGTTTACAAATCTTCTTTCATCGCTGATGATAAAGTATTAGTAGGTGATTGGACTTATGCTAAGCGTGTTGTTGTTGATGATTTATCTGTTGAGTTCTTTGAACAAGATTCAGATAACGTACAACGCAACTTGGTTACTTGTCGTGTTGAAGCTCGTGAAGTATTAGCTCTTGACCGTCTTGACGCATTCGTATTTGCTGATTTAGGTAACGTTGCTTAATTACTAAAGTAGTTTGGAAAGTATTTATACTGGGGGAATCGTCTTCCCCCCTACTTTCAAAAAATAAAAATTATGACAAAGATAGAAGTAATATTCAATTATAGAGATTTAGAGTTAGACAGAGCTGTTCTTGTTGGAGAAAAGTTTGAAGTATCTGATGAGAGAGCAATAGTTCTTGTATCTAAAAGACTTGTTAAGATTCTTGAAGTATCCGATGATGTAAAAATCGAAGAGAAAGAGGAAAAATTAGAAATTAAAACAAAAGAATTAAAAGTATCTAAAAGCAAGAAATAATGACCATAGGCTTAGACGTAAAAATTAAAACTGATACAGCTACCGAACCAGTAACAGTTTCTACCTTAAAGAACTATCTAAATATAGATTTTGATTTATGGGATACGTTATTGGGTATAATGAATACTTCTGCAAGGGTTAGATTAGAGAAATATAGTGGTTGTACATTTATAACAAAAACACTTATTGCAACATTTGGAAATACATCTAATTCAGTTGAAATTCCTTATGGGCCTATTCAAAGTATTACCCATGTTAAATCTATTGATGAAACAGGTGCTAAAACTACTTTAACTGAGGGAACTCATTATATTGTTACGGGGAACTTATTTAAGACCATTAAATTTTATAACACAGGAACTCCAATCGAAATTGAGTATGTTGCTGGATACACTGATTCTACATTACCCGCTGACCTTAAAATAGCAATTATGAAGCAAGTGGCAATGGATTTTGAATATAGAGAGGGTACTTCTGACGATAAAACACAAGAGCTTTCAAATAGTGCGAGAGGTTTATGTAAATTACATAGAAGAGTAATAATGTATTAATGGAGAAGAAATATAAAACTTCAGATTTTAATGAGTATATAGATATTAAGTATGTAGTGCCTACTGCCGATACTGCTGGTGGTACTAAGCCCGGATACGCAACTTATCTATCTACATACGCAAAGGTAGAACCTTATGATGGAGATTTATTCATAGAGGGTGGTGAGAGAGTTATAAACAACAAATTTGCTTTTATATTAAGATATAGAACTGCTGTTGCAGATATGACAAAAGCATATAAAATAGATTTTAGAAGTAACTCTTATATTATACATTCTATCATAAACGTAGATAACGATAAAAGATACGTTAAGGTTATAGCTTATAAGAGAAAGTAATGGCTTCAGTAGATAAAGTTATAAGCGATTATAGAAAATTTATAGAAGGTATTAAAGATTATAGCGAAGCAAAAGTAGAAAGTGCGGTTTCGAGTATATCAAGCAAAACAAACTCTAAGTATAGTAGTGATGATACCGATCAAAGAGTACAACTCAGGGGTGCTGCTACTGGATTTAGATTTATTTCAAATAAAAATAGTGCAGATGGGTATGCTTTTGCAAATGAAAGCAGAGAGTTAATTTATCTTGAGTTTGGTACTCGTCAATCCAATAGAGGTACATTATCAATTAGAAGTGGATTTGATAGTGGAATAGAAGCAAGTAAAATAGCTGCTCCATACAAAGTAGATTCTCCATTTTACCATAAACAAGCAATAGTAGGAAGGTATTATTTCCTAAATACAATAGACGAAGAGGGTGTAAGATTTATCAAGAACTTTGGTAAATAACTTGTTGATAAAAAACTATTGTAAAAGTAAAATATTTTAACTATATTAGAACGAATTTTAACACATGGCATCTTTAACAGGACAAACAATATCAACCACCTATGACTCGTTACTTAAACTAACGGATAATGGGCCTATTACCGCTTCTTTTAAAGAAATAACAGATGGTCTTGGTAATTCAAGTGGTGTATTCTTAAAGTCAACAGGACAGATTAAACTTGGTAATTATATTACCACTACGTCATTTACTGGAACAGCTGTTGGGTATTTAGCATTTACATCTGCTGGTGAAATTATAACTACTGCTATTCCAAGTGGAATTAGTGGTAGCGGTACTACAAATACACTTCCTAAATTTACTGGTGCTTCTGCACTTGGTAATTCAAATATTACAGATAGTGGTTCTTTAATATCATTAAACTCAAATAGTAATGTTACAGGAACATTAGGTGTTAATGGCACAGTACCATATACTCAATTTAGATTTAGAACAGATGAGAGCGACGGTAACGCTAATTTGGCAGTTGAATATTTTGGTACTAATGGTATATACAATATTATAGGTGGATTTTCAACTGGTATTGGTGGTATTAGTGATAAGTCATTTTTTGCTAATAAAATTAGTTCAAATAGTTCTGTTAACGCAGTAACAATTAATAGTAGTACAGATAATGCAATTTTAAGTCTTTCTGAGTTTGGCTCTCCATTTTTTTATAGCAGAGTTGGTGTAGGTGGTTCTCCTTCTAATACTGGTACTACTATGTTTTCAGTAGTAAATAATACCACCAACTCAATAGTATCAAATATTTCTGGAGCATTTTCACTTACTGGAACGAAATATCTTAATATAACTTCAAGTAGAACAACAAGTGGAACTCTTGCTAATTTATATTATTTATACATTTCTCAAGGTTCTTTTACAGGTACAACTACAAACCAATACGGAATATTTATAGAAAATACTCTTGTTGGTGCAACAAACGACCACGCAATTTATTCTGATATAGCATCTGGTGCAAATCGTTGGAATTTATATGTAAATGGAACTGCTTCAAACTATATGGCTGGTTCTTTGGGTATTGGTGCAACTACTTTAACTGGATACAATGTAAGAATTGGTAAATCATTAACTGGTGCTACTACTTGTTATGGAATAGCAAATGAAGGTGTGGTACAATCCGATGTTACTTTAGATGCTTATTATTTTAGAAGTTTGTCTTCAACTGCTGCTGCTTCATTTACAACTAACATAGTACATTTTGAAGCAACACATTTAACTACTGGTGCTGGCAGTACAATAACTGCAAATACTGGATTTACTGCTAGAAGTTTAACTGGTACAAATGTATTTGGATTTAGAGCCCAAAGTTCATTATCGGGTACTAATACTTATGGATTTAGAGGAGATATAGCATCTGCTTCAAATGCTTGGAACTTATATATGGTTGGTACTGCTTCTAACTATATGGCAGGAACTACATTAATAGGTTCAGCAACTGATAATAGCACTACTGCTAAACTACAAGTTACTGGTGGTATTAGCTATCAAAATATATTTAACGCACAAAGTGGCACTACTTATACACTTGCTTTAACAGATCAAAACAAGATTATAGAAATGAGTAATGCAGGTGCAATTACTTTAACAATACCAACAAATGCATCTGTAGCATTGCCAATAGGTACTGAAATACAAGTTATACAATCTGGAGCTGGTCAAGTAACTATTGAAGCAGCAATTGGTGTTACAACAAAAAGTAAATCTGGACAATTGAAAATAGCTAATCAAAATACTGGTGTAACTCTTGTGAAGAGAGATACTAACGATTGGTATGTAATTGGTAACTTAACTGCATAATGGGTAAATTATTATCTTCGGCAATTCAAATGCAGAATGGTGGTGCAGCTGCTACTGCTACATTAATATTACAATTAGTGGATGCAACATCTATGAATTGGACTAAAAATGGTGTATCACAAGGTTCAATTACAGGAACTCAAACTTTTACATTAAATGCAGGAGATACGTTTTTTGTTACATCTACAAAAACTCTTGGCTCAAGCCTTGAATATTATTTAAATACTGCATTTGTTACTTCTTATTTTGGTATACCAACTGCTACAAGTGCAACGTTTACCGCTTCTGCTGGGAATGAATATAAATTTTTAGGACTTAGTGGGGCTTAATAAATAAAATATGGAATATAATTGGATATTTAACGAAGAGAGTTTTCAATGTGCAAAATCATTGGATGGTTTAACAAACGTAATTGAGTGCATTCATTGGAAATACGAAGCTACCGATGGTAACATTAGTGGTATAATTGCAGGATGTAACGGATTTAAAGCGCCCACAAGCGAAGATTTTATTGCATTTGAACAACTAACTAAAGATGAGGTTATCTCTTGGTTAGAAGAAGCAAATGATATGGAAAAATTAAACCTTGCAGCAGAACACGAATATAATCAAATTAAAAACGCAGGTAATCAAGAAATTTTACCTCCACCATTTGATATTTAATGAAAGACCCGGGATATAGCATAAGAAAAGCTTATTACGATGCGTTAAATACGTTAATTGTTATAAATTCTCAGGTTGTTCCTATTTACGATAATATACCAGATAGTGCAAATTATCCGTATATACAAATATCAAACGTAAGTATGACTGATGAGTCAACTAAAAATAACTTTAATTCAAATTGCGTAGTTACGATTCAAATATATACAGGTACTGACGGAACAAGTTATAGCAAAAAAGATGCTGATGAAATATCAAATTCGGTTATGCAAATACTATTAAATAGAACCACAAGATTAGATGGGGGAGCAGATTTTGAGATCGTAACGGCCATATTAGAAAATGCAACATATTTAGAAACTCAATACGATGGGTTTTTCGAGATAAGAAAAATAATTAGAATTAGAAACATAGTAGAACAATTATAATCATGGGATTAGTAAACGGAACTAACTTAGTGCTATACATTAATGACGCAGGAACAGATAGAGCCTTTGGTCATTCTCGTAGCTTTACATTAAACTTGGAAGCATCTCCAATAGACGCTACAACAAGAGAATCTGGCGGATGGTCGGAATTTATTATTGGACAACGTAACTTTACGATTGATTTCGAAGGCTTAGTAGATTTTCAAGATATTATTAATATTGAATATCTAAATACTGCTATCATTAATAGAACAAAATTCTTGGTTAAGTTTACAGATAACCTTGCTGGTGCTTTAGTATTCAATGGCTATTGCTATTTATCAAGTGTGAGTCTTGATAGCCCTATGGAAGACGTAGTTAGCTACTCTGGAAGTTTACAAGGAACTGAAATATTCGCAACAAGTATTGCATAATAAATATTAACAATTTAAAATAACAAAACAATGGGATTAATTAACGGAACAAATTTAACAATTAAAGTAGGTGGTGTTGCTTTATTAAAGGCTACCTCTGCAAGTTTAGAATTATCGGTAGATTTACCAGAGGCAACTACAAAAGATTCGGCTGGATGGTCTGAGTTCTTTGCAGGTGTTCGTGGTTTTACTTTATCATCTGATGGTCTTGTAGATTACGCAACTGACGCAAAAGTAGAAACTGATGAGCTTGTAGCTTTATTAATTGCTCGTAGTGCTGTAGCTGTGGAATTTTCAACTGCAACTTCAGGCGACATGAAACTTAGCGGTAACGCATTTATTTCTTCTATCAGCCAAACTGCTGATATGGAAAGCCCTGCTGGTTTCAGCGTATCTTTTCAA